TCCCTCATTAAATGCAGCTGTCTCTAAGAAAGTGTCTACGCCTTGAAACGCGCCTTCCTCATCGTACACAGCAGAAATACTAACTGAGACAGAGTGATTTTCTACATCCATTTTACAATTCCTCTTCTATAAGAAAGGTTTTACTTTTTGTTCGCTTGCCTGTTTCTGCGAGCCACTCTTCAGGTAAGACTTTGTGAGACCACTGAAAGCTATGCTTATCACACCACTCAAAGTACCGGCTCTTTGCGCCCTTGTACAAGCGGGAATTGGCATTACTAAACACGAAGCGGATATCTAACTCTGGATGTTGCTTCTGTATCTCCAGATGTTTGCGCCTGTCTTCGCTGTCGAAGATGCCCTTTGTCTCTATGATAATACCGTTATCCAATTCGAAGTCTGGCGTGTATGTACGATACCGCAGATCTCGCCACTTTATTCGTAGGGCTTCGTACTCGACCTTCTTCTGTTTTTCTTTTAAGTATGCAGCGACCTGTTTCTCCAAGCCGCTGCGATACCTACGGACGTTGTGTCGCCTCTTAGTAGTTGGCATCTTTGTTATCACCTATGTACACATAGTCTACTTCTGGGGGTGCCTTAGCCTTGCTTGACCTATTAGGCATAGTCTTCAAGGTAGGGTGGCAGTCCTTCTTGAAAGAGCAAAACTTACAGTCAATAGGCAGCACCATATTACCAGTAGTCTTTCTGCTAAACGTCTCAGGCACAGGATCGAAACACCTTTCGAAAGGCGCATCACTGTCTATATAGTTAGCTGTATCCTGTATGCTACTCATAACATCTTCTACGTCTACTGTAGACGCATCTACGTACTTGAACTGTCCATTCGCTTTATTAACAGCCCACCATCCTCCGACAGATTTGTTTGCAGCTACAGAATAGCCTACCAGCTGTGCTACATACCCAAAACTGTCATGCTCTTTGAGAACATCTACTGATGTAAACTTGTTGTTATACGACCACGGTGACGCAGACTTTACGTCATCAATCCTGCCGTCTAACTCCATGTCGTACTCACCCCTGATCTCCTGCCCGTCAGGTAGTTGCAGGGTAACTGTAGCGTTGTCTTCAAACGTGACCCCAGCTGCAGTAAGCAGGCCTTTAAACACAGCCTCAACTATGTCACCCAAGATCATGTTCATCAGGAAGTAGGGCGGCAGTGCCTCCTTATTATCTGGCTGGTTCTTTTCAAACCACAGCTGGCAGGTTGGCTTGCCAATGTTAGACATCCTTAGACGGAAGGCATCACGCCTACCAGAGCCGAACTGCTTCATCATGGCCTTCTTGATGTCGGAGGCGACCTTATCAGTCACCTCCTCCGTCATAGTTGCTTCACCCGCCATAGCCTTCTGCAGATAAAGCAGCACAGAAAGTTCTGCTGGGTGCTGCGTCTCCATAACTATTCTAGCTCCTCGACTTCTACGATGCTGTTGACAAGTTCTTTATCTCGATCAGACATAAAGTCCTCGCTGCTTGAAGGATTATTCTTCTCATACTCACTCATCACCCATCGGTTAGTCCCTTCGATGATATCTTTAAAGAGTTCCATTGTAGGCTTATCTTTCTCAGACAAATCAACACGATCCCCAACAGAAATCACAGGCCTGAAGTAGGACTCACCGGATTCACCTAGTGGCTCTTTCTTATGTGAGAAATTAAACGTATTACAGATCGGGGGGATATTACGAGATGCAAGGGAGGTGGCAGCAGTCTTGATCTCTTTGATGCTCCTACTGTTAGTCATATCGAAGACCGCAGGGATATCCGTGTAATCTTCCTTTGAAAGCGCATTACCCTCAGCATCAGTAGGATTATCGAGAGTAACCAGACCATAGTTTACATACACACGGCGGACACTTGAGATCTTATCCCGAACAGACTTAGGCAAGGAAGACATGTCTTCAATGTAACCACTAGGTCGGCCTAGATTAAAACCACCTGTAGTATCTTTCAGATCCTGACCTAGCTTAGTAGAGAGAACTGTTTTCTGAGAGACACGATTGTCATTGTCCCAGACTGTGTATTGCCATCGAAACGCAAAGGGCCGCAAAGTTACAGTCTCACTGAAAACATCCGGTGTATTCTTGTCGATAGTAAGTTTATACGAACCTGCTTTGATCACAGGTTTTCGCAGTGCATCGCCATCAATGATGATCTCTTTTTCAATAGAGGTCTGCGACATCTTCAACCGGGCGAGACTTACTCGTTCACTAGGCGCTGAATCAATGCCCATAAAATCTACAATATCAGCGATACCCAGATCGCTTAGTGTTACTTCTGTGCTCATGTAAGTTCCTTTCTGAGCGGTAGATAAAGAGGCTTAGTTATATTCCTAAACGTCTTTTGTGTCAAGCCAATTAGGCCCCATCTTAGCCTCTAAAAGTAGAGGTACATTCATCTCTACCCCGTAAGCTTCTTGTATGATGTTATTCAAGTTTCCATTTAGATGCTCCACCACTTGTATTACGTCCTGTGTTTCATCAGGGTGAACATCAGCGACCAATGAGTCATGCACTGTGTTGACCAGACAGGACTGCATTCCTGCAATACGCTTCTCAAACTCTGTAAGTACAACAGGTACGATGTCACCTGTAGCGAAACCTTGCACAGGGTAGTTCTTGATCTGCGTAAAGTGGCTAGGCGTACCGTTTGCTCTACGCATAACATGCGGGAAAGCATACTGCCTACCGCTGACGTTAGTCACCTTATTGAAACGCAATGCCTCGTTAGCTAGTTCGTTATGCCATGCTGCAATACCCTTATACTTATCAACGAAGTGCGTGTAGTAGGCTGCTTCTGCTTTGGATCTTCCGTATCCTGTAGCCCCAAACAGAGGTGCAAACGTATGTGCCTTAGCCTCCTGCCTGTTCGTCGCCTGACCTGCGTTCGATATAACATCGGCGGTGTAACTGTGTACATCGAAGCCTGTTTCAATCTCCTTCATTGCAACCTTATCCTGCGCTAAGAATGCAGCAACACGAAACTCTAGCTGTGCAAAGTCCGCCTCCAAGACCTGACCTCCCTGCCAACGAGACACAAAGACACGCTTCACAGGAAACGTATTACCTCGTGGCATATTCTGCATGTTGGGGTTGCGACCTGAGAAGCGCCCTGTTGCCGTGATGTGCTGCGTAAGACCTACATGCAGGAAGCCATCCGTTTTAGTAAACACCCTGATGCCATCAACAAAGCTAGATAAGTAGCTGCTCACAGCAGACAACCTCTTCAAGTTAGACAGGAAAGAGACAGCAGTATCCATGTTATTAGTGCGAGCTGTAGCGATCAGGGAATCCAGCCTGTCTTTACCTGTACCAAAACCATTTGCAGTTACCCAAGCAGCAGACGGCGCAGCAAAGCCTAAACCTGCCCGTTCGCTTAACTCCTCCAGCTGATACCCACGCGCTAAACAATCCTTACACTTGTTAGGTCTAGCGTAGCGTGTCCCGTCTTTCTTTATCTTGTACACCGTCCCTTCGCCGTCACACGTAGGGCAGGTAAAGCAGCGCGTCTTCTTCAGTAAGATAGAGTTCTCCTCTACTGCATCCTTGAACTCTTTCTTTGTATCAACACCATCGAACTGTGCTTCCCATGTAGACTTGTCTCTTACGCGACGCGAGAAGATCACATGAGACATTTGCTCAGGGGAGTTGAGGTTGATCGGCGTGTCACCCATAAGACTACGCACTTCTTTTTGTAGAGTACCCTCAAGTGCAGACTTCTCATCCTCAAACTCCCTTCCGACTTTATCTAGTTCGTCCTTATCAACGGCGAAGCCTGACATGTACATTCGGGTAAGGGTTTTGGTTGCTGCAAAGGTGCTTGCTTTAACGGCTTCAAGGGAAGCACTTGCACTGTCGGCAAAGTCTCGTTCGATGCTGAGGTACAACTCGCCAGTAGTGAGCAGGTCAGCACGAAGATAGTGGCACAACTCTTGTATGGGTATTTCATCTGTATTGTATCCTTCCTTAAAGTAACGCTTCAGCGTATCATCTTTCTGTACAGACAACCTGCGCCTCTCAGCACAGGCTGCTAGGGATAGAGGTTCTTTCTGTCCCCGCAACAATAGGTACTCTGCAAGCATGGTATCATATATGTTACCATCATACTTGAAGCCACACTCCCACAGCCATGCCAGATCGTGCTGCAAGTTGTGACCTATCAGTAGGCTAGTCTTGTTGAGCATTGCTTGAACGAATACGGAGCCGGTGGCGTCTGTATCTTTAGAGTCCCGGTGATCCAGCGTTATGATGTGCGTCTCTTTGTTAGCATCCTGAACATCAAGCATACCTACCTGAACCAGTTTGTTCCCCTGCTCGAAGGGGTCCATGTGGTTCTTACCACCACGCTGTGTGGTCGTGTTCTCGACGTCTAGGACTAACTTCATTTGCCTTTGCCCGGATGCCATTCGATATGCATCTTAAAAGAGGATCGCATCTCCTCCACTACATTTTCGAGTTCCGTTAGACACTTGTCCAGAGCCTTGACCTGACTCTCCAGATCGACGACCCGGTTTTCTAACATGTGGATGTGCATAGTTCATTTCTCCTTTCGTTGTTACTATCAAGAAGTGTATAGGCTCCTGTCCCCATCGAGATCACAATGTATCACACCGTGCCAGCCGCCCTTTAGTTTGTTCTTTGCGATGTTCAGGTGTCGTTGCGTGTCTTGTTCATCAGCCCCCTCTACCTGTGGGTTCTTAGAGATGAGTACCATCAAGTCAGACTCAGCTGCCTTACCTGTCTTACTGCCTTCCATCATTGATTGATCTAAGAACACCTTACCCTCTGCTGCTGCGGATAACTGAGACATCCAGATAACAGCACACTTGTACTGCTTTGCAATGTTACGTGCGTAGATAGAGGCATCCTTCAAGTATACATCTGTCTTGTCCGACGTCTTACTAGAGAACTTATCGCCCATATCTAGAATAACAATATCTGGTTTCTCGTGTTTGACTACCGCCTCTACCCAAGAAAGGTTTTTGTTAGTGCTGTCTTTGATCCTTACATTTTGCTTTACTGTGTCGTACCTTTCAGCTGCTAGGCTTACGTTACTGTGTACTTCATCCATCGTCATGTTCGTAGCGGCACTAAGATACCTAGCGCCCACACGCTCGTAGCTTTCTTCATTACACAAGACGATACACTTAGCGCCCTGCTGTGCGAACCCGTCTGGCCCTGCAATCAGGGAGGCGTGAAAGGATGTCTTACCTGTGTTAGGTCTTGCGCCTACCATAATAAGATGCCCACCACTGACGCCCTCTATCTTTTTTCGCAGGGAAGGGATGTTGAACTTCCACTGAGACTCCTGCTTGTTAGCAGCCATCAGAGTTTCAATAGAGATATCATCCCAGTCTACACGTATGCTAGGCGTGAAGTCATTCTTATAGTCGTCTAGCAAACGACGCAAAGGTTCCAGACTTTCTTCTTCCCCGTTCACGAACGAGAAGCCCATCTGCGCTACCTGCTCGCCAACATACTGTTGAAACAAAGAGCTGAGTGCATCCTCTGCGATCTCGCCGTGGATCGCCTTAGTCGCTTGCATCTTCCTGAACAGATCATCATACGAGACTTTGGTCGCAGTCGTCATCGTCTTATTGGTTGCGTGAAACACAGCCTGTAGATCTTCTGTCGTCAGATCCGCCTTGTACTTCTCCATTGCTAAGTCGAGGCAGTCTTTGATCTTACGGACATCCTTCGAAAAGATTTCAGGTGGGCATCGCAGGCCTCTGTTCTTCTCGTAAAATTCTTTGTTGAGCAAGGCTTTCAATAAGCCTAGTTCCATTGTCATGCGGTCTCTCCTTTATTTTAAGCTTAATAATTATTTCTCTGCACGTATCTCTGGCAAACTATTTACGAGACCTTTATCCATACGATCTGCAATCTCGTACCCAATACCAGCATAGCCACAGATATCTACATACGAGTCACGGTGCAGCGGCATGTGTGCTAGACGTGCCATCTTCACAGACAACAGAATCATAGCCATGTCATGCGCTGTTATACTACTGCCAGCGTAAGCGTTGTAGATATCAGCAGCCCTCTTGTGCATCTCAAATGGGTCGCCGTATTCGTGGTTGCGATCCCCTTCAATCAGGGCTGCAGCTTCCTTTGGAACACGTCCTCGTTCTGTCATGCTTGTCATCCTCTTCGGTTTGCTGGGTGCGGAACGTGGGTTGTTAGCAAAAAACGTCCGCGTCTTCAAGTCTTTCTTTTACTTGCTACGCAAGCATTTGTTCTTGATAGTTTCTATATCATTAGTTCGTCTGTACTTTGGATCGTCCTCCAAGCAGATTGCGATGGTCGGTAGGCCCGTCCACAGCGCGATCTCCCTGCGGTACTGGATAGTCTTATTCAGCGCATCAGGATCAAGCGCCACCAGAACACGGGAGTACTCTCCTATGTATTCCATATGCTTTGCGTTAAGCGATGTACCTAAGATCGCCATGCTAGTGACATCCTGTATTTCTTGTGCAGCTATCATAGCTGACAGGACATCCTCTACTATCAGCAATGTCTTACCTGACCCAGCGAAGTAGGCGGGTGCCTGTCCTGTGTATCTGTACCACTTAGGCATCTTACCTTTCAGCGATCTACCTATAGCGTCTATGATCCTGCCCTTCTTATAGATCGGGAATACACACCGTGCATCCTTGACGTCATACATCAGGCCATACGCAGGGACTTTCCACTTATTCAGGAAACCGTGAAAGTCTTTCATCTCCGGCGTAGGCTGAACGACGTACTGCGGTATCTCCATCGTAGGTATCTCTTCACGTACCACGTCCTGCTTACCTCTCTTGCGTAGCTGCATCTGTATCTCTTGAGCTGTCAGGCCAATGTTCACGGCACCCTTGATGCGACATGCTAACTTATAGCAGTTATATATGAAGCGCCCGCTATCGTTGAACACAGTGAACGTATTGCTACCTCGACAGACTGGGCAAGTACCCCGGTAAGTGCCGCCAGATTCGATGTTCAGGCCTTCGACGTGCTTAGTCAGGTTCGTCTTCGTCATCATCATTTCCTCTCGCAGCTAGCGCCTTTGCAGCACCCCTGAATGTGTTGACCATATAGGGCCGCAGACTAGTTGCACTCTTATGCCCTGTCACCTGCATGATGCCAATGATATCAACATCACCCTCCATCATCTCTGTCACTGCTGTCCTGCGTAGGTCCATTGCAGTGAGAGTAGATGGCAGGCCTGCTTCCTCCAAGATCTCGTTAGTGATCCGAGATATGTCTGACTTGTTGTATGGATAGTAGACAGTATTCTCAGCGGTAACACGGGGCGCAACGTACTTCTGGAACCCGAAGTCCTCCTTCTGTTTGTGTAACATACGGCAAAGGCTTTTGCCTATTGGTAGGTGTACCGCAGCACCGCGCTTAGACTGCACAATATCCAGCCTGCACTCATCTAAGTTAACATTATCCCACGTAAGAAGACGCATGTCGCCTACACGCTGGCCCCACTCGTAGGACATCTGCACGATCAGACCCATGTTGCGCCAGTTCCACGAGTTGTATGCTGTTTCAAGGAACTGCTTCACCTGATCCCGCTGCCACATC